CGAGAAGAGATCATTTTAACGCGCGAACAAAAAGAATTTATCGAACAAAGTATAAGTGGTGGAATGGAGTGTTTTCAGATTGCTAGCATTTTATTTCCTGATGTACGCATGGCGCACAACACAAAAGAATATTTGACGGTTTATAATTATGTTGACAGCAATCCCAACATATCTCCTCCGGGATCCGAGGATTCATTCAACAAGCGTTATTCCCCCCCAAAAGCTGCAAGCAAAGTAATCAAAAAGATAAATGATTCTTGCCAAAAAAACCTCAATGAGTCGAAGCTCGCCATGACCGAGCGAAAAAGCGTTGAGGCGCTTACTGGCTTTCTTGCTTCTCCAAGATTTATTCAAGTTATAAATAATTACAACAGCAGTGAAGATCGCGAATTGTTTGAAGCAGAATTTGTGCGCGCAACATGGGACAAGCCTGATTTAAGTAACGATGAAATTAATTTATATATCAATGTATGTATGGATTATATTCACCTAAAAAATATACAAGGCGCAATCAACAAATTGAATAGAATGTTTGATGAAGCAGAAGATCAGCAAGATCTAACTGTTCGATTGGCAGAACTACTCAAAACAAAAAGCGAAGAATACAATCAATGCGAAAAACGTATGGAATCGCTAATTCAAAAATTACAAGGTGATCGATCCAAGCGTATATCATCAAAAGAACGACAAAATGCCAATATACTTGCACTCGTACAATTATTTCAAGAGGAAGAAGAGCGTCAGGTGATGATCAAAATCGCCGAACTGCAAAAGAAGGCTGCGCGAGAAGAAGCAGATCATTTAGAATCTATGCCTGACTGGAAATCGCGAGTACTTGGCATATCCAAAGAAGATGTCATTTAAATGCAAGATATGTGGCGAGGAATTTGAAGATGAAAAAAAGCTTCATATGCATCTGCGCTCACACAAAGTCACTCTAGCAGAATATTATACTCAATATCACCCACGATATAATTTATTAACAGAAGAGCCATTACCGTTTAAAAACAAAGAACATTATTTTAATAAAGATTTTGCGAATCGAAAACAATTGCTTGAATGGTGCGAATCGAATGATGAAGCGACTGTAAAATGGTATATACTTGAGACGCTAAGAAAACGTGCCGAGTTAAAGGGTTTAACACTTGGCCCGTGCCACTTTGAATTGCAAGCAAGCGAGTTGCCAACAATCGAGCTATTTCAAAAACATTTTGGCTCGTATACTCAGGCGTGTGAAAAAGTTGGCCTCAAACCAATGTTTAATTCTCGGCTGCCAGATGAGTTTGCAGACACAGTTGATAAAGATATAAAAATATTTATTGATACTCGCGAACAACAACCTCTAGAGTTTGCATGTTCAGAATCTTTAAAACTTGACTTTGGCGATTATGCTGTGGGTAGCGATCACTACGATTATACATTTGTTGACCGAAAAAGCGAAACCGATTTTAAATCCACATTGAGCGGCAAAAATTACGAACGTTTTCGCAAAGAATTGCAGCGCACAAGAGATATGGATTGTTATTTGTTTGTGGTTACCGAAACAGATGTGTCAACTATGGAGTCTCGCAATCATTGGTCTCCGCACACATCCAACATGAAATACATTTATCACAATATGCGCGTACTAAGTCATGAGTTTTCTGGGCATTGTCAATTCATTTTTACAGGCGGACGCGAGCAGTCTCAACAATTAATTCCAAAAATTTTAACGTTAGGTAAGAAATTATGGAATGTTGATTTACAATACTACATTGACAACAAAATAATTTAATGAGCTGGGAAACAGGCAACCAAGTGTCCCGAAGGGCGGAGGAAGATTTTAATGAAAAGTTATCCGAACTCAAAGGGTTCATCGAGGAAAAAGATGCAAAAATATTGTTGTATAAATTTTTGCGCGAGAATATTACATTTACTGCCGATTTGATTAGCGGTGTGCAACTGTTTCCGTTTCAACACATGGCGATCAAGGCAATGTTCGAAACAGATTACTTCATGGGTGTGTGGAGTCGAGGAATGAGTAAATCATTTACCACTGCGATATACGCATATCTTGACGCGATACTCAATCAAGGAGTAGAAATTGGTATTCTCTCTAAATCATTTCGTCAGGCAAAAATGATCTTTAAAAAAATAGAAGATATTGCCAGCAAACCGGGTGCAACATATCTTGCGCAATGCATAACCCATAAATCAAAAAGCAATGATGAATGGTTGCTCGAAATTGGTCGCAGTCGCATTCGCGCATTGCCACTTGGTGACGGTGAAAAACTTCGGGGTTTTCGTTTTCATAGGATCATCATCGACGAGTTTGCGCTCATGCCTGAACGTATCTACAATGAGGTTATCATACCATTCTTGAGTGTTGTTGAAAACCCCACACAACGCGAACAATTGTATAATCTTGAAACTACCATGATTGAAAACGGCGAAATGACCGAAGAAGAAAGATACATTTGGCCAAACAATAAACTTATTGCTCTTAGTTCTGCTAGTTATAAATTTGAGTATATGTACAAAGCATACGAACAGTTTGAAGAATTGATACGTACTGGAGGAGAAAAAGAAAATGATGCGCATCGAGTGATCATGCAATTTAGTTACGACTGCGCACCCAAACAATTGTACGATAAAAATCTTTTGGATCAAGCAAAATCTACCATGAGTCAAAGTCAGTTTGATCGAGAGTTTGGATCGATATTTACAGATGATAGTAGCGGCTACTTTAAAACATCAAAAATGGCCGCTTGTACATTAAAAGATGGCGAAACTCCGACCATCGAAGTGCAAGGCGAAAAGGGTGCAAAATATATTCTTGCATTCGACCCAAGTTGGGCAGAAAGTGAGAGTAGTGACGACTTTGCAATGATGGTTCTCAAACTCAATGATGATCGCAAAATGGGAACAGTTGTTCATAGTTATGCATTGAGTGGTGCCAATTTAAAACAACATATACATTATTTTTATTATTTGCTCACTCATTTTAATATTGTGAGTATTGTTGGCGACTATAATGGAGGCGTACAATTTATCAATGCATGCAATGAGAGTAGTTTATTCAAGAAGAATAATATCAATATCAAATGCCTAACCACAAACTTTGATGATCTAGAACATTACCAAGAGAAATTGGTAGAAGGAAAAAAAGAATACAATCTTGATGACAAAACAATTTGTTATCTGCGAAAACCTACGAGTGCATGGATACGATTAGCAAACGAATTGTTGCAAGCAAATTTTGATCACCGCCGAATACATTTTGCGGCACGTGCAATTGATGATGCATACAACGAACAACGCAGCAAAAAGATACCCATCAAGGATATACAATTTCTGAGAACCTCACAAAGTGGCGAGCGTCAAACAGATGCCGCGAAAATGATTGACTTTGTAGAACATCAATTTGATATGATGAATCTTGTCAAGACACAATGCGCACTCATTCAAATCACAACCTCTGCTGCGGGCACTCAAAATTTCGATCTACCATCAAACTTGAAACGCCAAACTGGACCCGAAAAAGCAAGAAAAGATAGTTATTCTGCGCTTGTTCTTGGAAATTGGATGGTAAAATTATATTATGATATGATGAATATTCAAGTTGAAAATGTAAATTATACTTTTACTCCCATGTTTATAAAGTAAGTGTATTAAGTTTAAATGTCTAAAAAATATAAATATACAACAACATTTGACAGTGTAGTTTTTGCGTCAAGCGATCTTGAAGAGTCGAACATCAGCAAAGCTTCTCTTGAAGCATTGCGTCCATTGATTCCTGCAAACATTGATCTCGATCGAAACATCGATCTGCTTGGTGTTGCATTCAATGCTGCAGTTGTCAACAAATTCAACAAAAATGGAGATGGTATAGCGAGCGAGTCTGCTGTTGCCATCAAAGACTATTTCGTTCACAAACCCACAAACATCGAACACGACCGCGACAAAATTGTTGGGCACATTGTATCGGCTGGATTTTCTCGTTATGGAGAAGCTGGCGAACTCATGACCGATGATGAAGCGCTCATCGAGGAAGGATCATACAATATCGCACTTGCCGCAGTTGTTTATAAAACCGCCAGCAAAGAGTTTGCTGACTTGGTTGTCAACTCAACCGACACAGACAGTGACTATCATGGCACTGTATCTGCAAGTTGGGAAGTTGGATTCAATGAGTATGTAATTTCTGTGGGTGGAGATGATCTGCACGAATCAACTGTGGTTTCTGATCCACAAGAGATTGAAGCATATTCTCCGTATTTAAAAGCTTTGGGTGGAAAAGGAATGCTTAAAGATGGCCGCAAGGTTAATCGATTGATTGTTGGCGAAATTTATCCTCTTGGAATTGGATTCACATCCAACCCAGCAGCTGATGTAAAAGGATTGGTTGCACAACAAGGAGAAAGCAAGCCAGCCACATCCAGCAGAAATGAACCA